CTGGCACTTACACGCCCAACAATACGGCTGGCGGGGCTGGCAATGCTCCTTCTGGCGGTGGTGGCGGTGGCGTAAATGCTACTGGTGGCGCTGGTGCGCGTGGTGAAGTTCGCGTTTGGACAATCGGGTGATGACCATGCAAAAAGCTGAAATCAAAGACGGCAAAGTAGTCAACGTGCTTGAGATTGATCGGGCCAACATTTCCGATTGGTGCGCGAGTTGGCCCAACATCACGGGCGGCGCTGGGATTGGCTGGTCTTATGACGGCGCACAATTCTTCCCGCCTGAGCCGGATCTGGAAAAGCTGGCGGCAGATGCGCGGAAGGAACGCGACCGCGCTTTGACTGCTGTGGTCGATCCTCTGGTTTCCAATCCATTGCGCTGGGCGGATCTGACGGCAGAGAAGCAAACCGAATGGGCGGCGTATCGCCGGGCTTTGCTGGATCTTCCCCAGCAAGATGGCTTTCCAACTGACATCATTTGGCCGACGCAGCCGGAGTAATCATGCAGTTTCTTGATCTAGTAAATCCCATCATGCAGTGGATCGTTGTGCCTGTCACGGCCGGGCTGCTGATGATGTATCGGACGCAGCAAACCCACGGCACGGAAATTGCTGTTCTCAAGGCTGTGCATGAGGCAACGAAAGAGGCTCACGATAAAGAGTCGGCCGAGATGCGCGAGAACTTTAGGCGCGTTTTTGAGAAGCTCGATACGATCGAGGCTGTGCTGCGCAAATGAGGTTTGCTGTCCTCTTGTTGCTTGCGTCATGCGGGCCTATCGCGGTTACATCGATCGCCTATACGACGGCTTGCCCGGAGGGGGATGCGCAATGCGAAATCCGGCAGAACGCAGAGACGCTCTATTACATGGGGCAATTCGAGGCAGGGGATGCTTTGATGTGTGGCGGGGATCCCGCCGTGCGCTATTCGCTTGGGGATGTCTGCTCGCTCTACTAGCAGCAAACCCAGTTGACGCTCAAATCACGGGTGATCTTAACACCAACAGCGGCAATACAAACTCGACAGTCGGCAGCAACAATCCCACCACGAACGAAACAAAGAATTACAATGGGGCGGGATCATCGCCCTTCTCTCAGCCTGTGCCGACGGCCGCAGCTCCTACTGTGATGGGCGGCGGCGGGAACGATTCCTGCCTCATCCCTATTCAACAAGCTTTCCAGATCTCGATCTTTGGGAAGGCCGAGGGCAAGATGATCCAAGACCCGGCCTGCAATCGGCGCAAGGATTCGAGGCTGCTCGGGACGCCGCAAGACACGGGCGGGCTGGGCCTGCAAGTGAGCGGCATTTCCCTGATGTGTTCTGATGCCTCGATCTTTAAGGCAATGGCCTTGGCATCGACGCCGTGCCCGGTTTACTCGATCACCGCAGGCAAGCTTATGATGGGCCGAGAGGCTTACATCACGATGCGAGACAACCCGGCTATTTATGTGGTAGGATATGCGGAAGATCAAACCTTCTGGGATACGTTTTTGCTTATCGGAGAGGAGCTTCCCGATGTTGAAGTCAACCAAAACTCTGGCCCTTCTTTGTCTGAGCGCTTCCGTCGCAACACAGGCGCAGGCGGATCAGACGATGCCGAATCTAAACCAAGCGGCTCAAACAATTCTGGGGCAGATTAGCGCGTCGCAGATCTTGATGGCAGGCGCAACGCAAGCGGCATCAAGCGGCGACATCCTTAACCCGGGGGTGATGCAGACCGCAGCAATCAGCGACGCCATGCAGAACAGCTATAACGGCGCAATCCAAGCGGTGATCGATGCCAACTATTACGGGTCGCATGAGCTGTTTATGGACAAGCATGAAGAGGCAATGCAAAACCTGAGCGTCTCGGTCGATAACCTTGTCGATGCCACACTTGTTTTGGCAACGGCTGCAGCGGTGGCCGATATGGCTGCGGCGGCGGACACTGTGCCCGAACAGCAAGCCATGCAGGCCATGCTCGAGAACTCGCCGGAGATGACAATCACAGATGCCGAGCAGGGCAATTACAACAGCGCCTTGGCCTCGGTGCAAGAGTATGCCCGGGAAGCTGGTGCGTTCTTGGCGGCGGCAAATAATACGATGCTCACCTCGACAGTCGATAACTATGCAGCGAATGCAAACGTCAATCTCTATGGCGGCTTTGCGGCATATAGCGCAACGGCCGACATCCTGAACGTGAGCGCGGGCAATGCGTTTGGCCTTGGCTTCCAAGGCTTCTTGGCGGGGGGCGGCGTAAGCGCTGAGGACATCTATAACGCAGGGTATGGATCTTGAGCGAGGACGAGGGCGGCGGCACATCGATCAAGCTTGGCGGCTTTGACATCAAGGGGTGGTATTTTGCCGTTGCCCTTCCGGTTTTGTCTGCGCTATCGGGCGGGATCTATTACGCCTATGACACAGTTAATCGGTTCTGGGCTGCGGAGGAAAGCATCAATGCCGTTCTTGATGTGGAAAGCCGGGTGCAGACGCTCGAGCAGGCGATACAGGACAACGACGTTCGCGGCCTTGCGGCGAAACTGTCCTCGATCGGAACCCAAATGCAAACAATCTTGGAGCAACAGAAGCAGCTCCTAGATCTGCGAGCCTCGGTCGAGAAGTCTGAAACAATCACATCCGGGCTTAAGGACAAGACCGACAAGTATGATCGCGACATCGAGGATCTTTGGAAGGCCGTCGATGAGCTGGCAAAGCCGTTGTGAGGTGGTGACATGAAGGAAAAGATCTTGTGGGCAATCGCGCTGCTGGCAATAGCCGGGGTGCTTGTCATCTCTGGGGACGGGCGATATCGCTATCCATGCCAAGACCCGACCAACTGGTCTGCCCCCGAATGCCTGCCGCCAATCTGCACGGCAACGAAGCAATGTCCCGAGGATCTGTTAGGAGGAACCAATGGGTAAGAATGATCCGGATGTAATGGAAGGTCGCCTGCGGTATTTCGTGGGCGTTGTTTTGACCTGTGTGCTGGCCGCGACAATCCTTGTCGTGCTGTATTCGCTCGTCTTTGTGACGCAGCCGATGGGCGACAGCTCAGAAAACGATAAACAATTCTTTGCGCTCTTGACCTCGATCAGCACCTTCATTCTTGGGGCGCTGGGCGGCGTGATGGCGGCGGGGAATAATCGCAACAAGTCTCAAGATGAGAAGGATCCAGAATGATTGGCCGTTTGGTAGGCGCTCTGATTGGGCGCAAGGTGAAAGAGAAGATTGCGGATGCGGTTCTGGACAAGGTTAACTTGCCGGATCCGATCGAGGGCGCAATCAAGGTGGCAGTGACGGGCAACGCCGGGGAGTTGCTTGCCAATATCGCAGGCAAGGCAGGGGCAGATCAAGATTCGATCCTTGGTGCTGTTGTCAAAAAGGCAGGGAAAAAGAAATGACCCTGACCAAAGATCAAATCATTGCGTTGCTGCACGGAAACTCTGAAGCAGCAGCTTGGGCGGATGCCGCGCTCGAGATCCTGCCTCAGTATGAGATCAACACTCCAAATCGAATTGCTGGTTTCTTTGCTCAGTGCGGCCATGAATCGATGAACTTCACAGTGCTGAGCGAAAACCTCAACTACCGGGCTGAGACACTTGAGAAATTATTTTCCAAGTATTTCTCAAAGGCCGGGCGAGACGCTGCGGCATATGCCAAGCAGCCGGAGAAGATCGCAAATGTCATCTATGCCAACCGCATGGGTAACGGCGATACCGCGTCGGGCGATGGCTATCGATTTCGAGGGCGTGGCATTGTGCAGCTCACGGGTCGCGACAATTACACGGCGTTTGGCAAGTCGGTTGGTCTGACCGCAGAAGAGGTGATCTTCTTTATGACCACAAAAACGGGGGCGCTTAAGGCGGCTTGCTGGTATTGGAACAGCCGCAACATCAATGCCGCCTGTGATGCTAATGACATCACCAAGATGAGCAAGCTGGTGAATGGGGGGACCATTGGCCTAGAAGATCGCCGCAAGCACTATGAGCAGGCGCTGGCTGTGCTTGGCGGTGCAGTCCCGGCTCCAATCACTCATGCCGAAGCGATCCCCGGCGTCCTGAAGAAAGGATCCACCGGGGAAAATGTGAAGCGCCTGCAAGCAGAACTAGGTTTAACCGATGACGGAATTTTTGGCCCCGGCACTGAGGCTGCGGTCAAAAAGTGGCAATCTGCCAATGGTCTAGCGGCTGACGGAATCGTGGGCCCAAAGACTTTAGCCAAACTTTTAGGGTGACAAGATGAAAAAACCGGGCCTCTACGCAAACATGAATGCTCGCAAAGAAGCTGGCACAAGTCGGCCGAAGAGCGAAAGCACGATCGAAAAAAAGACCTATTCGCAAATGACCAAAAAGACTGGGCCGTTTAAAGCGGGCAAGAAGACCTTAGCCTGATAGCTTCTTAAACACCTTCGATCTGGATGTTGGGCGGGAAAAGTTTGTAATTTCTCGCTCAACTATTCCCAAGATCTCTTCGCTTAACTCTGACAGAACAAGCCCGCTTACGTTTCGGCGGTGGAAGATATCGATGGCGATACGTTCTGCGTCTCTTTTAATCCGCGCCTCGATCAGTGCTGCGTAGTCCATCTTGTGTCTGTCTTTCGATCTGATAATGAGGGGGCGTGAGGCGCTAACCAACCCGTAATGTCTATGCACTACGAACGGTTTTTGGTCTGCTAACCGAATTGCGCTACAATCCAAACTGCGACTGCGCCTCACGCGATTTCCTAAGCTTGATAGTGAATGCAGGGCCCGTTGCAAATGTCGCAATGTTGGCCCTGCTGTTTCTTCCCGGTCGAGATGGCAACCTCGAGCCTGATGTCGGATAATATTTTTTGGTAAGTTTCCAACAGCTCGATGTTTCGGGCTTGTTCGACAGCATAAATGACCGAGGTGTGATTCCGCCCAGCAAACTTGCGGGCGATATCGGACCATGTAACTCCTGCGTCCTCTCGAATGGCAAGCATTGTCAGGGCCCGCACCCGGAAGATCTTCTGCCGTCGATCGTAGCCGACAAGCATATTTACCGGAATGCCCGAAACTTTGGTTGCAGCTTGGATAATCTCTTCAGCCAACTTGTTGCGCTCGATCCAACTTTTCCAATCCTTAGCCATCGAGGCCGACCACTTGAAAGCCGATCGATCTCATCCGCTGAACCCGCTTCTCCAAGACCAGATCCCGCATTACCCGGCTGATCATCTGCTGCGTGATGCCGCATTCTTTTGCCAGATCTTTCTGCCGGACCTTCTGGCCGCGACGTTCGCGCAGCCAGTTGATCACTTGCTCCTTGCGATCAGTTACCTTCATCTTCATCCTGCTCATCCTCTTCGTTCATCTTTGCGCCCAGCGCTGCGAGGATCTTCTTATAGATCTCTTCAAAGTGCTTTGCCCCTGCGGCCGACAGGAATGCCAGCAGCCCGGCGGTGTTTGCTTCCTTCAGCTCGCGGATCATCGTCATGCGAGTGCGTAACGCAACCGCATTACCTTCGCGGTCTTTATCGCTTTTCGCATAGAGCTTCATCAGCTCGACCAAAGCGCCCGCCTGAAAGGTCAGATTATCGGACGGCGCTTTGTATGGTGCGCCCGTGTGCGTGAAGATCTGATAGCTCGCCGGGGGCAAGCCAAACGCATCTTCCTTGGGCTCGGCCGGAGCTTCCCGCTGCGCCTCTTCCTTGCGCCCTACAGCGGTGATCTCATTTGCGCTGGCATATGTCCCGCCATGCAGGCCGATCGATGCCAGAGCGCGGCCTATGGCGCTTGTCTCGCAGTTCTCGAGGGCGCTTGTCTTGTTCACGTTCGAGCTGCCCCGGATCTCCTCGGCCATGCCGGATCCGATCACATGATCGTTGGCCGTGCTGATCATTGCTCTGACAACGACGCGCTTGCCGTCATCGACCAGCACCATCGTGTTGATGCCAAGCTCTGTGCCAAAAACTTGGCGAAACGCCTCGATCCGCACCGAAACCTCGGTGTATTTCTTGCCGCCTCGCTGGACAATGCCGTGCGTTCGGTTGAGGTCGTTGATCAGCTTCATCGCCTCGATCAGTTTTTCCATCATTTTATCCTCACTGTGATGCCGGGCTCGCCAGTCTTGAGCTGCGCCCCGGGCACTATTACCCCAGCCTCGAGCTGAGCTTTGATTGCGGCCGTGTCAGGCTCGATCGTAATCTTTGTGCGCATAAGCTGAGACGGGATCTCAGCCTCATCGAAAACTTCGAGCGACTGTCGCCCCTTGGTCCGGCTGATCGTGCCGATAGGGCGCTGGATCTTTGTCTCGCCGATCGCGTCCAGAACCTTGCCCATCATCCGGGACAGGCTGGCTTGCTTTTCGGCCTGCCGTCTGGCTCGATCATTGAACATCGATGCCACGGCTTTCGCTGCATCTTCTGCGGCCGACGCCTTGGCCCGCTCGATCACCAGCGCATCCAAGACATCGAGCGCATCGGTCTGGCCGTCGAGGGTATCGAGGAATGTTTCCTGATCGTCCGTCATGGTGCGGATCTCGTCCGCCCATTGCTGGATGTTCCCAATATTTATCCGCATCATTACCACCCGAACCCATACAAGAGAAACCACACGCCGGGGATCAGCGCGAACAGGAAAACACAACCTAGCAGATCACCGACCCAACTGTCATCGATCTTCCGCATGATCTCGATCATCTTTTTCATTCCTTGCCTCCTGCCTTAATCAGTTTGCGCCAAGCATAGATCGATTGGCGGCTAACTTTGTGGATCCGTGCTGCTTCTGCGACGCCAAGCTCCTCGGCCGTCTTTATCGCCGCCAAGCGCAGCTTGTCCGTCAATCCGTAATCTTCATGCAGCCCCATCTTCGTCCCCCTCGAGCGGCTCGATCTGGCCGCTGCCGTTGCAGTTTTCACAGTCGGCCCAATACGATTCGTATTCGCCGCCGTTTACAAAGTCTCGGACGGGTTGATCATACTCAACCTCGCCCACTCCATTGCACTCCGGGCACTTGATCATTTTTCAGACACCAACAAGACCAGACCGATCACCTTGGTCCGGACCCCTTTTTTGCCCCAGAAGGTTCTCAGGAAATATTCCTCAAGATCTTCGTGGTTTTCAAACTCGAACCGCTCGTAAGAGGTGTCGTTGATAAACCCAGCGCTAAGCTTGTATTTCATTTTCTTCCTCGCTTTGTTGTTGGGCCAGCCAGAACAGCTTGGCCCGCATACGTTTCCGGTCTTTGATTTGTTGAGCCGCCCACTCGGCCGGATCAACTTCGATCAACGAGATCTCGTCATCGAGCTGCTCGACCAGCTCTATCAGCTCAGCCAGCGCCATTATTATCTCCCGTTTTTGTTGGTCTTAATAATGGCTGGGGCTGGATTTGCTGTTCCAATCCCAGTGTTCGTCATAGCTGGCCTGTTGTTCTTTGCGCTGTTCGTCCATCAAACTTAACGTGCGCTTGCAGGCCATGATCGCACCGCGCACAGTCTTGGCGTTCCCGATCTCAGACTCGATGTAGTAATCTTCCCAGCACTCAACCAGAAAATCCCACCCGCCCTTGTTGTAGTTGGCAAGGGCGTGGGCCCGAACCGCTTGAACTAACTCTTGCTTCGTCATCTCAGTTCTCCTCGTATTCCATGAATGGCTCATCATCGATCTCGCAAACCGCATCTGCGTAGGCGTCCCAGCTCGGGGCGCTCTTGGCATCGGCCCAAGCGGCCCCGCCCGACTCGTTGCAGATCCGGTTAAAGGCTTCGTGCGCCTTGGGATCTTTGTTATAGCCGTTCGCAAAGTGGATCTTTTGCACCTCTACCAAGCTAAACTCCATAAACTTCATTGCGTCCTCTCAGTTGCTCAATGCTTCATAAACTGCCCAGCTCTCATACCGGACGATCTGGAACCCATCCCGCTCGCCGTTATACATCGGCCCGCACAAGTTGCGCACTCCGGGCTGAGACTTCAGCACCTCACGCCGCCCATCGTGGGCAAACTCGGGCTCAACAAACCGATCGCCAAACCTCGCTTGGAACTCGCTCGCCGACATCAGATCCGCAGATCCTTCGCCGACCACCTGAAACATCACATTCATCTGCATTCTCCCTAACAGATCCGCATCACGACCCCGGCTTTCGCCTGCGCCATCCAATCGTCAACCGCCGCATCGTCCTTCCGGTCCATCCGCGACAACAAGCTCTCTTGCTCAGCAATCAACTCCTCAATATCCATCTGCCGCCCGCCGAACACGCTTTCCGCACCCCGGTCAAACAAGTCGAACATCGCTGCATTCTTCGTCTTTGCCATCTTACCCTCCATCAACTTACAACTTGTAATTAGAGATGTGATATCGGATAGTCAATAGGGTAACACGAAAAAAGTTGTAAAAAATTACAAGGCGCTGAAAATGCAGAAGAAAAAGCAGAAATCTGGTGAGCTGGCCGCGATGTTCTTGCGATTGCCGATCGATACCAAGACCCGGCTTGACGCTGAATCGACGCGCCAAGGCGTGAGCCAAGCCCGGCTTGTGACGCAGATCCTCGATCGAGAGCTGGCGCAGGATGATCGCATCGTCGCGGTCGAGAGCTGGCTTGACCGGATCAAGTGATGGAAAGCTTCCTAAGTTTCTTCGTCCCGGGAAAGCCCATAGGCAAGGGCAGGCCGCGCTTCACCAGAGCCGGGCACACCTACACCCCGGCGATCACAGCTCTTGCTGAGAAGCGGGTTGCGGCCATTGCCAGCGATGCCATGATCGAAGCCCAGCGCAAGCCCCGCATCAGCCGTTGCTCGGTCCACATCATCGCCACATGGCCCGTCCCCAAGAGCTGGACCAAGCAAAGGCAGGCCGCAGCTCTGAGCAATGACGAGATCCCCGGCAAGCCGGATCTGGACAACATTGCCAAGCTGATTTTGGACGCCCTGAACGGCGTGGTCTATGAGGACGATGTTCAGGTCTGTATGCTGACAGTGACAAAGCTCTATGGCGACACGCCGGGCTGCGCTGTCATAGTGCGATAAAAAGAAGGCCGAGCGGGGGCGAATCCGCTCGGCCAGTCAGGCAGTCAAACAACAACAAGGGAGGGAGATTCCCCGCAATGTCGATACCATACTTACCCCTCTATGTAAACGATTATGAGGCCGACACGGCCCATCTCACCATCGCAGAAGATGGAGCTTACAACCGACTTTTACGCCTGTGCTGGCGTTCACCAAATTGCACTATTCCAGCAAATCCCGATTGGATCCGCCGACAGCTCCGTTGCAGCGAGGATGAATACAATACAACTGTTTTGCCCGTAATACGCGAGTTTTTCACCCGTGCGGGCAGCAAAGCGGGAGCGAAACTGAAGAATGCTCGCTTGCTGCGGGAGTTCGAGCGCATAAATGCCACCCAGCAAAAACGCAGCGAAGCAGGATCCAAAGGCGCGGAAATCCGTAAGCTATTGAAAACAAACGACCCGCAAAGCACCTATGATCAGCATGGTTCGAAAAGTGAAAGTATCATCGATGACACATCAGGACAAACACGGGCAGAAAACTACCCCGAGCAAAAACGCATCTATCGGGAGGCAATAACGAGCAACTTTTCTAACCCACTGAAAACAAACGATTCAGACCTTAGCCGGGCTTCAACAAAACGAGTAGCCGGGCTTAAGCATCTAGAACTAGAACTAGATATAGAAAGTAAGAGAAAAAGAGTGTCTAAAGACACTCTACAAAGTGACTCTGATTTTCTCTTCGAGGAGAGCTGGAACCTCTACCCTCGCAAGGTCGGCAAGGGGCAGGCTCGCAAGGCTTGGATCGCAGCAGCCAAGAAGGTTGACCCGGCCATCATCGCCGAGGGTCTGAAGATCCACCTTCCCGAGCTGCGCGACAAACCAGCCGAGTATCAACCGCATTTTGCAACATGGCTAAACGGCGAGCGCTGGGCAGACCAGCTCGACGGCGGGCCAGACGCATTCTGGGCAGACTTCAAATGGGAGGCAAAAGAATGATCACTTGGACGCTGCGCAAAGACGGCTTCTACCTGATGACCAGCGACACCGGGCAACGCTACGAGATCTCGGAAGGCAAGCACGGCACTTGGGATCTCAACATCGTCGGATCCCACATCGTCAACCGCGAAGAACTGCAAGACTGCTTCGAAGCAGCAGCACAACACGAAGAGGAGAGCCAAGATGAATTATGATCAGCGCATCGCCCACATCCGGATCTGGGTCACAGACATGATCAGCCGATACGATCGACCAACACACCTTACCCACGACAAAGCCGCAGCCGAAGTCCGAGACATGGCCGAGGATCTCAACAGCGAGCTTCCCGCAAGCCTGAAGGTCGATCAGCTCACAGCAACCCTGGAGCGCACAGCTCAGCAGATCCGCAAACGCCAGCGCACTCGCACTTGGCCCACCATCCAAATGGTCGTGTCATGCGCCAGAGAATGCTTGCCCGGTGAAGTCCTGCTCGAAGCAGCGCCATCAGCCCCGTCATCCCGCGATGGTCGATACAGCCTCGTCCATGCAGCTAAGATGATCAAAGCCGGGAAGCCCGTGGCCGAATCCTACATCTCAGGCCGAGGCCGCATCGATCTGCTCAAAGCAAACCTCGTCACCGAGGAAGATCTCGCAGCATACAAACCACCGGGCTGGGTCTACATCCCGCCGATCGATCCCGTCATCGATGAGCCAATCGTCCTCGAAGGCCCAACCGAATGGAAAGATCCCCTCGATGCAATCGCAGAGGTGAAGTGGTGAAGCCAGCAATCGCAGCCAACAAAGATCTCAGAGCCTTCGCAGTCGTGCCAATCCGGGCAATCAAAGACCCACGCCTCAAACCCAAGACATTCCGCGTCCTCGTCGCATTCTGCTCATATGCCGATCGAACAGGCCGGACATTTGTCAGCCTCGAGCGAGTAGGCGCAGACATCGGCATCACAGCAGGCGGCGTCTCATACCACACAAGATCCCTCTACAAGCTGGGATACATGGTTCACGCCAAGCGCATCAGCAGACAGATCCCAACCAAGACAAGGCGCATCGTTTACAAGCACAGCATCGCCGAGGATACGATCAGATCACGCCTCAGCAGCGAACATCTGATGGATCTTGCAGAGCAGGAGCATCAAATAAAGGCCAATGCGTCCGCAAACACGCGACCAGACCTAGAGGCAGATCAGTTAAGGGCGAGATTTTCAGTGTTGTGCGAGCGATTCTTCGCGGAATCGGCGCTCGACGGCTGGTGGATCTCGGCCGACCTGATGCGGCAGGCGATACATCAGCTCACCGAGCAGGCGGCAGGGTGTCTCCGGCGCGATAGGAGCGTCACCTGATGGGCAAGTAGGGGTCGAGCTAGGCATGGGTAGCCGACAGGGTAACATCGCGCTGCTAGGCCCCTCCCACGGCCGCTACGGCCATGCACCACCTGAACGACCCGGCAAGGTGCAATGTCCGATAATACCCATTATGTAAAGTCTCGCGACACTTGTGGTGACACTTTTGGCAATCGACCGGGGATCGGCCGATTTCGCGACCCCACCCCCTTCCCCCCGCCATGCCCGGCTTACTGCGCAGTCCCCCGCATAAATATTTTCCAATTTTTCTTGATGTTCCCGCATCGGTGCGATATCGTTTCTGAGTTATCAACGTGACAGGAGAGAGTGATGTCGAAGCGTTTTAGCGTTGTTCAGGCGAAGGAAGTCCCGGGCCGAGACAAGCCGATCTGGATGAAGCACGGGGTTGCTTTTGAGGGTCCGAAGGGTTTGTCGATCAAGTTGGAGAGTTTGCCTTTGCCGAATAAGGACGGCGAGGTTTGGTTGAAGCTGTTTGAGGACGATGGCACTCAGAATGGCGGG